TTGGTAACTTTTATGAAAGAAATGAAAGATCTCAACCTATGATTGCAGCTGATAAAGCTGATTTACTTAATGCTGCTGATTATGTTTTTTTATATGGAGTTGGAACAGATTCAGAAAGCTGCGAGGTCTTTATTTATTATGATAACAAAAGATTAGCAAATCAAGTTTATAGACACAAATTAGAAACAAATGAATTTGTTATGTTTCCTGCAACTCAACTTTATCATATTGAAAATAATAACAATCGTTATTTAAATTATATTCAAACTATTTTGTTTAAGTGGATTTAAAGAGTTACAAAATTCCAAGTCTGATTAGCTTCATCCCATTGATATTCATATAAGGGATTACCGGCAGCAAGAGTTTCGTTTATTTGTTCTTCGGTTAATTCAGGTTGTGGTCCAAGTGGAGATTCCCAGAGTGCTAAAGTTGAATTATATACCCATGAAGCATGTGGTTTTTCACCTAAAAATGCATCGTGTTCAGGATACCATACCATTCCAACACCCGCATAGTTTCCTCTAAAAGGTGTTCCACCCTCTTTGTGTTGGTTGCCTTGCGTGTTGTAAGATGTTCTAATCCATAAATTAGCTGGCCAATTATTGTGTTTTTCCAAATAAGCTTGACCTATTGATTCTTGTTCTACACCATTCTCATCTTCAATTAATTTATTTTCAATGTAAAGAACTGTTAGAACTTTATTTTCTTCAGATATTTTTGCAAAGTGTGCCATAATTATTGATATTTATACCTTAATATTACTATTCCAGAACCGCCGGTTGGTGCTCCACCAGAGTTAAAATTTTCACCGCCGCCACCGCCGCCAGTATTAGCTAAAGCACTTGATGCACCAAAAGCCGTACCGCCGCCTGCCGGTGATGCGCCTCCGCCAGAAATTCCTCCGCCGCCTCCAGAGAAATATCTAGTATTTGAAACAGGTCCAGTAGTTCCATAAGTTGTTGGTGTAGCATCAGCTACTGCATCAGCTACAAAACTTCCTATTCCACCTTGGCCGCCTGATGTTCCACTTACTGCCCCGCCAGCACCGCCAGCTCCGCCGCCACCGCCACATGAAAAAGTTGATGGGGGTTGAGCAAGACCAGGTCCGCCTGGGTTTCCTTGAGGAGGACTTGTAGGTGGAGTGTTTCCTGCCACGACAGAGTTACTACCGGATCCAGATCCACCTGTAGTTGGACCCGCAGGGACAGGAGAAGGGCCACCACTAATAAGAGGGTGTCCGCCTCCACCTCCACCGCCTGTCGATGTTATACTTGAAAATATTGAATCTGCTCCACGATATCCGCTGAATTGACCACTGTTAGTAGCAGGTTGTCCGCCAGCACCGCCAGCTCCTACTGTTATTGGATAATCTTGTTTTGTAACTGCTAAACCTGCGGGTGCAGATAAAGGGGACATTACTGGAGCAGCTACTTGACCTGTTCCATTAGAAAGTCTAAAACCTCCTCCGCCTCCAGCTCCGCCAGATCTTTGTTGCGGATAACCATTATTACCGCCTCCGCCGCCTCCAGCGACTACGAAATAATCTACGAGATTAGCGGTGTCACCATCTCCTCCATTTGTTACTGAAAAAGTTCCTGGACTTGCAAACGTATGAATTTTGTAATCACCAGAAGTGGCTTCAGTTCCACCAGTTGCTTCAACAAAAGGTGAACCACTTGCGCCTGAACCAAATCCTAAGACTTGGTAACCAAACATTTTACCTCTAGTTGATTTTTTATTTTTATTTCCTTTACCTTCGAATACTAAAGGTAGATCGATTTTTTTCATAATTTACTCCTTACAGATCGTTAGCCGCGTCAGTAGTAAAGAATAATTTTACACCTAGAACTCTACATTCGCCAGTGAAAGTATCACTACCGTCTGCAGCTTTTCTAAATAATTGAAAGTAAGTTTGTTCGCCTGCTGCAGGAGAACCTGCAACTGTCATTGCACTACTTTCAGATGTAATTTGTTGGTCTTCTACTGTTCCTATACCTGCGTCTGTAACTTCTATCGCTGTTCCATATGCAACATCGATAGTATCACTATCGGCACATGCAACTGCTTGTAATCCAAAAATAGCATCACCTGTGTTAGTAGTAGAAGGAGACCAATAAACTTGATAAGTTAAAGTTCCTTCGTTCCATGATTTAGGCATAGCCACTGTAAATTGTGTGTATTGTTGTGTACTAGCATCAAAGTCAAATACTTTTAAATCTGGTCTTGTAGCTGTTGTTTCTACTTGAGCTGCGTCTGCAGGGTTAGTAGTTGGTCCATACATAGCTGCAGCTGGAACCCACATAGTTTCTTTACCAGCAATTTGAACTGCTGATACATTTCCACCGCTGTCTTCAGCTCTAATTACTCCAGTGCCTTTTGTTATAAAATCGATACCAACATTTGAATCATCACCTGTTGCAGATAATTTTGGATTATTTCCTGTTGCTCCGTTTGCTATTGTAAATTCATTTACCGCTGAACTTGTAGCTGTAAGTAAAGCTAATTCAAGTCCATTAGTATCTAAGATTGAAGTTCCAATTTTAGGACTAGTTAAAGTTTTGTTTGTTAAAGTTTCTGTACCAGTTAGAGTTACGTTACCCATTCCAATATCGTAAACCCCAGTGTTTGTAGCAACACCATCTATGTATATAATTTTAAAATTTTTCTCTGTAGCTGAAAAAGTAACTGTTGCACCTGAACCAGATGCTGCTTTTAATTGTACTGTGTATGCACCACTAGTTCCGTTTTCAATAAAATAAAATGTTTCAGTAAGAAGAGGAAAAGTTACTATTCTATTTCCAGATATAGATCCTGTTAATTTAATAACTTTTTGTTGAGCAGTACCTGTTAAAGCACCATTATCTATATCTAAAGCTGTAGTTCCAGCACCACCTGCAATAGATACTTCTAAATATCCACCAGTTAATTGTTCTATAAGACTTAAATTTGAATTAGTTTTTGTTCCCCAAGTACCAGCATTTTCGCCGGTTGCCATTAGTTCTATACCAAGATCCGTATATGTTGATGCCATAATTTTTTTCTCCTATTACGATGCTATCGTTACGTCTGTATAATTTGGATTACCACTAATGTCAATGTCTTTATATCCGATACTTCCAAATCCGACTGTGTTTAAACTAGCAGTAAATTCCTGTCCTGTCAATCCCATAACCATTTCTGTAGGACTAATAGTTCCTACTGCAGAACTAAATGTTTGTGAGGATAATCCCACAGTTATTTGATCTACAGGAGACACTAAACTGCCTAAAGTAGAACCAAAAGAAATACCTGTTATTGGTACAAACTCTACCGTACCTGTTACCATAGAACCAACAGAAGATCCAACAGTTTGACCTGTTGGTGTTGCTACTGTTTGTGGATCTGCAGATACTGAACCTACAGAAGCAGGTACTGCAAAACTTGCTAATCCTTGAGTATGGTCTGCTCCGTTATTTAAACTTAAAGTTCCTAAACCTGCTCCAGTTGTTACACCAGTAGGTGTAACTTTAAAATCAAAATTAGTTATAAGAGTTCCTAACGAAGAAGGAATATTAAATCCGCTAATTCCAACGACATCTGCAACATTAAATGTAAACTCTCCACCCCATTGTCCAAATCCCCAAGAATTAACTCCCCAATTTTCTGGACCCATTGCTGTGTCCATAGTTAAGCCTTCTATTACAACGGTAGTTGCATTTTCTCCCCAATCACCTACACCGTATTCATCTCTGCCCCAACCTGAAATTGATTGAGCATAATCTAAAGTCCCTAAAGCTGTTGAAAAACTTAAACCTGAAATGGAAACAACTGGACTATTACTTTCGCCCCATGGCTCATTGCCCCACTCAGCTCTACCCCATCCTTGTAAAGATGAACCAACTAAAGTTCCAAGAGATGCACTAAAACTTAAACCTGTGAGAAGAGCAGTATCGTCGTTAAGTTCACCCCATTCACCATTACTCCAAGTATCAGCGCCCCAACCTCTATCAGGTGAAGCAATAACTGAACCTATATCTGAAGTAAAAGAAACACTTGTTGGAAAAACATTAGCTGTGTCTTGTGTGCCGTAAGAGTTTTGTCCCCATTGTAAAACATTCCAACTATCGGATTCTGGAGTATTTGCTTGTCCACCCATCCCTGAGTGACTTGAACAATAATAATATAAAGTTGGTGCTGAAGCAGCAACAGTTATTTGAACTTGTGTTGAACTGTTTACTGTTACACCGGTTGTATATTCACTTCCAGAATTGTGTGTGCCATCTGATGTCGTAGAAAATCTAAACGGGTGAGCAGAAGGATAATTAAATAAATAAGTATAACCCTCAGCAAGATTTACAGTGTCTTGTTGAACACCATCAATAAAATATTTATTGCCAGATCCCGGATCGCTAACCGTTACTGTGAATGTCCGGATTGCCGACATAAGGATTTACTCCTTACGTTAGTCTTAGAATAGCAGAAGTTGCGTCGTTTGCTGGAAATTGAACTGTAAATGTACCAGACGAAACTGTTTTGTCTCCACCAAAAGCTACTACACAAACAGCGTCTGTTGTGCCTGAACCNCCAGCTGTTGTCGTATTGTAAATCATACAACCATTTGCTGTAAAAGATGCGGATGTCCAAGAGACGTCAGAAAAATCTGTAAACGCAGTTGTAGAAGTCAAGCCTACACCCGTGTTAGTTAATGCTTCTCCACCTGCAGTGTATGCAGTTCCAGATGTGTTTGTAATTTCGTTTGAAGTTGAATAGTCAGTTGTTGCTGCACCCAAAGATGCTGAACTTGTAAACAACGCTATTTTAAAAGTGTCCCCACCATTTCCAGATGTATCTAAACTGTGCTTACCTTGAAGTAGTTCTTGTTTAAAACTAGAACAAACTGCCGATGTTATTGCCATAATTTTTTCTCCTCAATTTATGGAGACGGTGACTTGACTGGTATTCTAACTGTTCCGTCAGTATAATCATCTCGTCTTCGTCTTCCCAGTTGCGTACCTGCTAACTGTTGTATAGCATTTTTATATTTATTTTCGTATAATGTCAACATATCTATTGGACCTTTTAAAAATCCAAAAGCTTCTACTAAACAAGCATATAATAAACCTTGTGGAAAATATGTGCTTAAATAAGTATTATTATTAAAACCTGTCCCAGACCCAAGACCATTAGGCATTTTGTTATAATATACTCTAAACATATAATTAGCATCTGGTGTAGGAGCTATATACATTCCTCCAGACGATGTAGAAGTAGTATTATCAGCACCTCCAAACATTGCATAATATTTAGGAAAGCCTGTTACAGCATTAGTGGTGTCTGTAGGAGATTGTATTTCTCCTGATGGTCCAAATTTTCTATCAACAAATTCTGCTAGATATGTTTGATCTTTTTTCTCTAACCAAGTTCCATTTCCTTCTGTGTTGGCCGTAGATTCAAATACCTCAATTCCTCTTATGAAGAGGGCTCCTGCTGGAGCAAAAATAGTATTGTCATTTGCAACTAATGTGCCTTCTTGAACAAATCTTTGAGAATCCATAGGAAGCTCTTGATAAATTCTAAACTCTGCAGCCATTATAAATCCATCAATAATTGTCTGTGTAAAGACATCAGAACCGACTTCAGTATAATCCCTTATCGCTGTAGTTAATGTGCTGTAATCGTATTTTTTAACTCCTGACATAATTAAGCCCTATCATTTATCGGTCCAATTGTACACTGTAAACCGCCTCCTGTTTCTGTACTACTAGCATTACTAACAAGTTCAAAACCAAACCCTACTTGGGTTATTGTAACAGCAGGATTACCACTGCTATCATTATATCCAGCGAGTGCTTCTGTTTCTTCAAGAAAAGATATTTTATAAGCTCCAAAAACTTTTGCTCCAGTTGCATGTTCACTTGCTGTTGTATTTACAGGACTAACTCCTCTATAAGGAGCACTTGTCCCTCTCGTGCATCCAGTTAAATCGTTTGAAGATTTTCCAGTGTACTCAATAACTTCATTTTCATAAAATCCTGTTGTGCTATTTACTTTTTCTATTACAACAAAACCTGATGTTGGAAATGCTGATGCATCAGCTAAAGTAATTGTAGTAGCTGAAGCTGTAATTGCACCATTTAAAGTTGTAGATAATTGTAAAGTAGTTATTGCAACACCGCCTACTGGAGATTTAATATTTCTTAATCTAACAAAATCATTTGCTTGCATTGCACCATTTGGAAAAGAAACAGAAACTGTTGCATCTGCGGCTGCAGTTGTAATAGGGTTATTTGGTAAAAAATCTTCTGTTGGAAATTCTGTTCTTGCAGTTCTTGCTCTTTGTAAAGCTTGTGGATCTGCACTTGTTGGTTTAGGATCTAATTGTGGTTGTTTAGGCTCGTACTCTGAAACATGGACCAGGGCACCATTCCATTCTCTAACCATTTCGTTATATGGAAAAGCCATACCTGATCTATCTGAAATAGCTAAAGCATATTTACCTTGAGAAAAAGTAGTCATTAGCCAATACCCGGATAATATATTTTAGGTGCTATGTATGTTGAATTAGAAGAACCATCTTCATCCTCCGCTCTTAATAATTCATCTTCATATAACATCTTTAATTCTTGAACTCTTTGTGGTGCATATTTTAAAGCTAAGTAATATGTTAACCCTGAAATCATACATGGTATAAATCTGTATGGTATATCGGTTGCATTTGTGTAAGCACCTACATCATCAATTCTTTTTGTATAATAAAAATTTATAAAATTACCAGCTTGTGAACTACCTGGCGTTAAATATAAAGTCATTGTAACCTTATCAATAAATCTTTGAACCCAGTATTGAGTTGGCAGACCTTTATCTGTTTTATTTGAAAACCCTTGGTATTGTGATCTACTTATTTTTGTCATTGGAGTATCAACATTAGTAGAAGAAACTCTGTAATTAGCTTCTTGTATATCTGTCATACCATTTGGAAACTGTAAAACCGCATCGCCACTATTGTGTATAGCGGCTGTGCTTCCGTTAACTCCTCTAACACATCCAGTTATGTTTAAACTAGAAATTCCTGTGTAAGAAATTTGTTCGGTTCCAATTGTAAGAGTTCCTCCGGTTGTTGGCATTCCTGTAACAGAAGCAACTGGAACAGTAGTAGCTGTAGCATTTATTCCTGCTGATAATGTTGTTGAAATTCCATCAGAAGAACCATCAGCTGGTGAACGAAAAAAAGTATAAACTGCTTGTCCATCAACTAATTTAACATTTTGATTTTTTACTTCCCAAAACTGAAGTCCTCTATTACCCCATTCAGAAAATAAAATATTTAAAGATCGTTTAGCAGTTTTTAATTGATAGCCAGAAACACCCTGCATACCAATACGTTCATATGCATCCTCAATAATTTCATCAATGCTTAAGTTCTTATCAAAAACATAAGAGCTTGAAGTAGTGTTGGCCATCTAAGCTCCTTACCCGTCAA